AAGCCGTTACCGCAGAACATTAGTTCTATCAGTAGTATGTTTGACTTCCAAGTGAAGTACGATGTGCGAGAACTGGATACAAACTTTGTCATTGAAAAACTCAAGGCTATCACGCAGTTCGTCCTGCCGCTAGACGCTGGCGGTGTCATCGACAAGAACAAGTTGGTCAAGGCGGCTATCGAGGCTATCGACCCCGACAAGGCTAAGGAACTCATCATTAACACAGGCACGGCTTCCCAGTTGCTGTACAAGGAGATTCAGACCGACCTTGGCTTGATGATGCTTGGCAACGAAGCCAACTATGTCGAGAACGACCCGTCTGCGGCTACCAAGATGCAGTACCTTCAAGATATCATGGGCAAGAACCAGAAAGCCCAGCAGTCGATGCAGTCTGACCCGCACTTCCGTGCGTTGCTTGAGAACTACATGAAGAACCTCCAGATGTCTGTGATGCAACAGCAGAACAAGCAGATTGGTCGTACTGGTGTGACACCTGTTGCTCAACAGGCTGGAGACCAGATGCAACAGCAAATGAAAGCCGCTGAAGAAGCCCAAGCCGAACAAGAAGGAATGATGCAATGAGCCTACCCCAGCAAATCATAGTGGGGATGTCGTTTGACAAGTCTAATGAACTCTGGACGGCTTTGCACATCATGCTAGATGCTTCCATTGAGGCTGAGACTATTAACGCCATCTCTAAGGAGCATAAGGGCGAAGACAGGGCTTGGCATTGTGGAAGGGCGGACGCTCTGAACGCTTTCAAGGATATCCTTATCAACACACGCAACGATGTCCTTCGTGACCAAGGCAGACCCTCTGAAGACCATAATCCATCGGAAAATGGTATGTGAGACAGTTAGCACTTGCTTGCAATCTCTTTAGGTCGTAACTGACCAATAGTTCTGGGACTATAACACCCTGCCATAACCTATAAGGACTTTAGACCTATATCTAATGAATACAGAAAATCAAGCCGACCTTAGCACGGCACAAAATAACGCTACGACTCCCGAAGGCACATCCACTCCCTTCGATATCAGTAAACTCGCTGACATAGTTAGCGATTCGTTCCTAGGTGGTAAGGAATCGAGTGCGGACTCATCCGCAGACGAAAACGATGAGTCAGAGGCTCAAGCGACCTCTGAGGAAGATGTTCATTCACAAGAAACCGAAACAACTACCGAACAAGAAACCGAAGCAGACTCCGAGGAAACCGAAGAAACCAAGTCTGAAGAGGAAATTGAACGGGGGTTGCCCAAAGGAGTTAAGAAACGCATCGACAAACTCTCTGCTAAACGCAGGGAAGCCGAGGCAGAAGTGGAAAGACTGAAGGAGGAAGTGGAAAGACTGTCGCAAGAGGCTACCAAGCCAGCACGGATTCCTACCCCCGACAATCCCTACGCTAACCTGTCTACACTTGAAGAAGTTAATCGTGAGGCTGAACAAGCCAAGCAGATTAGGCGTTGGTGCGAGATGAACCCCGATGGTGCAGTAGTTACGAACAAAGATGGTTCTGAGACAGATTATTCTGCTGAGGAAGTCCGAAACATCAAGATTAAAGCCCTTGATGCCCTTGAAGACCACCTCCCAGCCCGTGCCAAGTATCTGCAAAATTATATGCAGATGGAACAGGTGGCGGTAAAAGAATATCCTTGGTGGAAGGATAAGTCGGCAAAGGAAAGACAAATTGCTGAAGCCTTTATCAAGCACTTCCCAGAAATCCAGAAGTTCCCCGACTATAAGGTGGTGGTAGGAGATTACATCCGTGGCGTTCAAGCCCGTGAATCTAAGTCTAAACAGACTGCTCCTGTAAAAGCCCCATCCCAGCCTAGACCTTCAGCATCCCCTGCCCGTGTCCCTCAACAGGATGCGAACGCACAGGTAGCAAAGAAGCGTTTTACTGTTTCTGGCAATCGTGATGATTTGTCCTCTATAATCGCTAACCGATTCCTGTAATCAAACCCTAACCCCTATATACACATATGGCTAATCTAACAGAACCCTCCTTCTCGTCTGGTAAGAGAGAAGAACTCGCTGACCTCATCTCGCTGGTTGACGCTAAGGACACCCCCTTCACCTCTATGGCGAAGAAGGGTAGCAAGCCTGGCAACACCCTTTTCAGATGGCAAGCCGACTCCCTTCCGACACCGAAGATGACTGGTACAGTCGATGGTACGGATGTCACCGCCTACGACAACTATGTCAAGGATGGTGCTACAACCTATCGTGCTGAACTCAGCAACTACATCCAAATCTTCCGCAGAGCCGTCCGTGTCTCCCCGCTTACGCAGGACATCACGACTGTTGCTGGCGTTAGAGACGAACTGGCTAACAATGTTGCCAAGGGCATCCAAGCCCTCAAGCGTGACATGGAAGTCACCCTCTGCTCCAACAATGGTGCTCAAGCCGACAACGGCACGAACCCCTACCTCACCCGTGGTCTCCACAAGTGGCTTCAAGTCGCTGGTGGTGGTGGTCAAGATGCCGTCCTCCCGATTGCCTCTACCTTCCAGACCCCCTCTGCTAATCGCTCGACAGTCGGCACAGCCGCCCTTACCGAGTCGGTTGTCCAGAATGTTCTGACAGGCATCTACTCCCAGACTGGTCAATACAGAGACTATGACGCTCTGGTCGGCACAGCCCTCAAGAGAGCCTTCACTAACCTCGTCTTCACGACAGCCCAAGGCACAGGCACAGCCCCGATGACCGCCATCAGAACCCTCAATCGTGAGTCGGACTCTTCGTCCTACATCTCTTCGGTTGATGTTTTCGAGGGCGATTTCGGTAAGTTACGCCTCCACCCCTCCCACTACCTCAACGCCACCGCTGGTGTTGGCTCGACCTTCGCTGGTTATGTCATCCCGTTCGACCAAGTCGAAGTGCGTTATGGTGGTAATGTCGCTGGTGTCACAAGCCTCACCAACAATGGTGGTGGCGAAGCCCGAATGATTGAAGCGGTTGCTGGACTTTGCGTCTACAACCCCCTCGCCTTCGGTGTCTTTGACTTCACAGCCTAATCGCTGAGGATGTCAGACATTATCGAAAGTCTGGCTGATGCAATCCCCTCCCACCTTAGAAATAGGGTGGAGAGGGAACTCATCAACGGATGGAGAGTGTCTGAGGTGAAAGCACAGGCAACTGCAAAGCAGAATGCCGTTTTTAACCACGCCAATGAAGCACACAACATTGATGGCGTGGGTCGCTTAAAAGCGAGAATACCAGTTGAGGCGTGGCACTATTGGGGTCAACGCCTTGGCTATGAGTGCTGGGAGGACAATCAGTTTCTTGACGAGTTCCTCCGAGACAACCCCGAAACAGCCATAAGAAACTATGCAAAGAGAACAGTCGTAAATGGTGCTCTCTTCACAGGTGACGGATATCTGACCAAATGAGAACAACCGACTTTTCCAAAGTCCTATTTGACGCTCTCCAGTATTCTGGAAACGACAGGCACAACATCACTTCTGAGACATTTGCTCAGTTCCGTGATTTTGCGTCTGCCCGTATGCGTGAGGCTTGGGAATCGAATCAATGGGCTGATATCTGCCGCCTGTCCCCTTTCACGGCATCTATTGATGTCAACAATGTAGCGTACTTCACTCCAGTTGAAGAAGCGGACGAAATCTTGGGCGTATATACTCGCAACCCTCAAGAGTCGACAAAGGCTATTCAGATGGCTTACCAGATTTACGATTCTGGTTCTTCCAGAAGGGTGGTCATCAACAACCAACAGGCTGACGGCTACTATCTGTACCGCAAGGACTGCCCTTCGTTTGAGGGAGACCTCTACAGCCCTACTGTTGTCTACTACCAAGGAGCACAGGTCTACTTCGACTCTGGCTCTGGCACAGGTTCTTATACTCCTGTCCTTGGCAAGCCCCACGCTGGCAATTTCTATGTCTGCACAGTCGCTTCTACAACGGCTGGTCAGAATCCTAACTCACACCCTGCATCTTGGACGAAGATTGATATTCCGTATATCTTCGGTGCGTTCATGTCTTGGTCTGCCGCCGCCAACTGGTTCGTGTCCGAAGGACAGGTTCAAGAAGCGGCTTCTATCGAGGCTAAGGCTGTTCAAGTCCTTGAACAAGAGTACGACAAGTACCTCAGACAACAGGGTCAGAACAGCAGGATAAACATGACAAACACTTACTAAAATGGCTAACATCTCATTCACATCTCCCTTTATCCGTGGCTTCACGCATACGGAAACTTCTGTCGGCACTTCCGCTGTTACAGCCCTTGCTACTGCTGTTACTCCCGAAAGACGGGTCAGCGTTCTTATTCAGAACCAACACGCTTCTGCCTTGCTTACTGTTGTCCTTGCTGACACAGGCACGACTGGTCTTAAGGTCAAGGCTGGCGAAAGCATCTCGCTGGATAACTACAACGGCATCATCCGTTGCATTTCTGATACAGCCGCCACCCCTGTCCATATCGCCTACGCCACTTGCTAATGGGCGTTGACTTCCATTGGATAGGTACGACTATATCCTCTGGGTCTAGTCACAACGGCTTCGGCAAGATAGTGTCGTTCCCTAG